TCCAGCGGTTCGCTCGTGCTCGCGCACCGGCTTGTCGCGGAGCACGCCCTGGGGCATTCGCTTCCCGTCGGCGCGGTAGTGCACCACATCGACGGCAACCCGGCGAATAACGCCACATCGAATCTGGTGATCTGCCCGAATCAGGCTTATCACAGGATGCTTCATCGCAGAGCAAATGCACTCGCCGCCACCGGAAATGCCAACTGGCGGCGATGTTCGTATTGCAAAGAGTACGACGATCCAGAAGTGATGTTTTGCACCGACCGCAATGCCTATCACCGAGTATGCGCAAATTCCATTCGCAGACTTCATCGGAGAGCGAAATGAGTGACACAGGAACTGTACCTTTTACCCCCGTCGCCGCTCCACCGGCGCACTTCGTGGAACGTGATGCCTTCGAGCTTGATCTGCGCAAAGCCAAAGTCTTCGCGGCTTCGACGCTTGTTCCAGCCGCCTATCAAGATAATTTGCCCAACTGCATGATCGCCTTGAATATGGCGCGGAGAATTGGCGCAGACCCACTGATGGTCGCCCAAAACTTGTATGTGGTGCAGGGCAAGCCGGGTTGGTCCGGCCAATTCCTCATTGCCACATTCAATCAGTGCGGACGGTTCACCTCGATGAAATTCGAGTGGGAGGGAAAGCCAACATCAAAGGATTGGTCATGTCGGGCCTATGCCACAGAGAAGACGACCGGCGAAAAAATTGTCGGCGCTTGGGTGACTTGGAAGATGGTCGAAGCCGAGGGTTGGTCGAAGAAAGCCGGCAGCAAGTGGAACACGATGCCGGAAGTCATGGCGACCTATCGTGCTGGTGCCTTCCTGGTGCGCGCCTACGCGCCGGAGATCGCGATGGGCCTGCAAACGATCGAGGAGATCCGCGACGTGATCGACGTCGAAGTCCAGCCGGAAGCCACCAACAAGACCGATGCGGTTGCGGCCGTGCTCAAGGCAAAACGCGCAAAGACGCTCAAGGCCGAGCCGCAGGAGCCCGGGTTGGTATTCACTTACGCGCAGGTCCGAGCGGCCCTGGAAGAGTCCCTGGACGCGCCGGAAGAGGGATTCCTCCTCGCCCGCGAGATGATCCCCGGCGTGCCTGATCTTGAACAGCAGAAGGAACTCGAGGATGTCGCCAACCGGATCGCGCACCAGCGCGCAGATCGCAAGGCGGCGGCGAGCGAGTGATGGGTGACATACCGCTTACTGTTGCCGAAGTCGAAGCGTTGCGGGATAGCGCGCTGGAGAATCCGCAGCGACGAGACATGGTGATAGCGCAGGAAGCCAATGCCCTCGTTGCCGCCCTCTGCGACTACTGGCTGGGAGCAATGAAAGCGAAAGCGTATCCACGCATCACTGAGCCACCGGCGGCACCCGTGCCCAATCAAGGCTGGGGCGGCTATCCGAAGCCGAAGCCGAAAGCAAAGGCGCGCAAGCGGCGCAGCAGCAAGAGGCTCACCAAGTGAGACAGTGATGGCTGAACGGTTCCTGAAGATCGGCGAAGTCTGCGAGCGCTACGGCGTGAGCGAAGGCTGGGTCTACATGCACATCAAGGCCGGCACCTTCGTTGAGCCGGTGCGCCTGGGGAACAACGTGTCGCGCTGGCCGGAGTCGAGGCTTGATGAGTTCGACAAGACACTGAAGAGCGGTGTCGCCGGCCGCGGCGGTCCTGGTCGCGGCCGGCGCAAAAAGGTCAACCCTTCTTCTTGATGGGGATCACCGTGGCGCCATCACGCGCCGCGATCAGCATCGACTCATACCAGGTCATCAGTGGCCGGCGAAGTTCGAGCCGCTGGCTGCGATCGTAGGCGCCAGCGACTTTTGAGCCTACGGCGTGGTCGAGTTGTGCCTCAACCGTGTCGTAGTCCTTGCCAGCATCGCTGCATACTGACTTGAACACCGAGCGCCAAGAGTGCGGCGAATGCACCCGGGTTAGCCCGAGCTCATTGCGATAGACCTTGGCGATTCCTTCAACGGGAAGCGCCATCTTCCTCGGTCTGTGAATCCCGGGGCAGACGTAGGGAGCAGTTCCATCGGCTTCGCGCCACGCGCAAATCTCTGTGAGTAGTGCCGGCGGCAGCGGCACTAGGTGCGGCCCGCGCGCCTCGTCCTTGCGCTTCATGCGTTCTCGCGGAATCTCCCAGTTGCCCGCCTCAAGGTCGAATTCCTTCCATTTTGCGTTGACCACCTCGGAGATACGCTGCGCGGTGAACACGAGCAGCAGGTGCGCGCGCCGTGCACTCTCATGGGTGTCGAGATTCGCGAAGCGCCGCAGGATTTCCCCCACCCCTTCGAGTTTGGTGACGGCTGCGAAATTCTTCTTCTTGCTCTTCGCGCGACGGCGCCGGGGCAACGGGTTCTGTATGAGATAACCCTCTTCGACGGCATAGTCCATGATCACGTAGAGAAGACGCGCGACACGCGGTGCGAGTCCCGGCACCTCGGTCTCGAGCTCCTTCAGGATCGGCGCGGTGATGCTGGCAACGATCTTGGTGACGGGAACGGGATCGAGCATGTGAAGGTGGTTGCGAAGGAGTGCCTCAACTTCTTTTTTGTGGCCGGCAGACCACCCCTGGCGCCGCGCCTCGTCCTTGACCCAAGCGTCCGCAGTGAGCTTGAACGTCTGCCCGTTGGCGGCGATCTTGACGACACGCTCAATCTGCTTGAGCACCCGCGGATCGTCACCGGCCGCGACGATCTTGCGTAGCCGATCAGCTTCCTCGCGCGCGGCCTTGAGTCCATCGAAGCCCTTGAGCGTTGCAATCGTCTCCTTGCCGTTGAACTTCTTGTAGCGGAGCTGGAACGACTTAGCGCCGCTCGGGAACGCTACCAGATACAGACCATCACCGTCAGGGAAGCGCTGGAACTGAAGTTCCGGTGGGCACTTCGCGTTTTTCACTTCACGATCGGTCAACAAGTTTTTTGCCACTTACCCACTCCTTTGTCACTTACCCGCGCCTTTTGTAGAGGGAAGGCATCGTTGATCTCCCTTTTCCGTGCGCTAGTTACTCATTACTTACCCGAATTGTAATTGACTTCACTTAAAATCGCAAGAATTCATTTGAGCCGATTTCTATAGGTAAACAGCTATGAAAAATGCTCGAGCGCGAGAGTTTTCAGAGGCATGCGATGGCGTTCGCCGAGCCTGCCCTTCTCTTTTTGCCGTTTCCCTATGAAAAACGACCTTTTTCCGGCCCTCGGTTTTCCCTACTTACCCGCTCCGTTACCCGCGGGCTGATTTGAGGTGGCGCGACGGGGTTGTCACCAGGTTCCCGAATACCGTTCAGATGGGTAAACTGCAGCGATGCCTTGGATCGGCACCTACATCCTCGACGGGCACAAGCCGGTGCCCGCCGCCACGCTGGTCTGGGCGAAGTGGTTCGAGGGCCGCTCCCGTCACGTCGCCCAGGAGATGATTGGCGACGTCAGGATCAGCACCGTCTTCCTTGGCCTCGATCACAGCTTCGGGAACGGCCCGCCGCTACTCTTCGAAACGATGGTCTTCGGCGGGCCGCTCGATCAGGAGAGTGATCGCTACGAAACGTGGGACGAGGCAGAAGCCGGTCATCGCGCCATGGTCGAGCGCGTGCGCAACGCTACTTGACGCGGAAGAGCGGCGTACCCAGTAGCGACAGCAGCAGGTTGATGCATAAGACCACTGCGACCACCGCGATGATCACCCGGGCGATCTTGTTGAATGGCTCCGGCAGTCCGATGTAGCCGACGAGCCACCACAGCAACCAGCAGATGCCGCCGACGACGAGCAGATAGACGATGATGCTGACCAGGTTCGATACGTCGATCATGGTGTCTCCTTCAGGGATACACGGTCAGATACAGCAACCACAGGAACAACGCCCAGATGATGAGTGCGGCGACAAGCCATAGGCTGAGATTCTCCAGCCGCTTCAAGGGACGATGAAAACCAGAACCAGCAGCACGGTGAGCACCAGGGCGACGGCGAGTGCGGCGAGCATCAGATACATCTCCTTGTCCAGCCGGTTCACGGGCCCGTGACTACAGGCACGATGATCGGCGCCACGGGCGGCACGACCACGACCGGCGTATTGAAGACGGGCGGGCGCAGCGAGTTGTCCACGTTCGCGTTCCCGCCAATCGACGCGGCACCGTTGCCACGGTTGTCGATGTCGTTGGTGTTGATCGTCGTGACGTTCGGCCGGATGGTCGAGAAGTCCACCGGCTGCGGCTTGAACGCGGTGAAGGCGTTATAGCTCGCGATGGTGGTGTTCGCCTGGTTGTTGCTCTGCGTCTGTCCGAGCCGGTAGCCGAAGTAGCCGGTGGCGACCGCCGTGACCGGACCCGCGAATACCGCCGCCCACTTGAGGGCGCGGTCCTCCTGCGACTCGGGGATGCGCGGCAACTGCACCTCGATGGGACGCGCCGCCGCGTCACCGCTGCGGGAGAGCGCGAGCGCCAGGATCGCCAGATTCTTCGATGCCGGGTCGGCGCGCTCGGCGACCGCCGCAATCGCGGCGTAGCGCGCCTCTTCAGCGCGCGCTCGAGCAAGCTCCACGTTCTGCTGGCTCGAGATCGTCAGCCGGTAGCTCTCGAGCTGGAGCGCGTAGTTCGGGTCCATGGTGGTCTGGCAACCGACGAGCGCCAGCACCGCCATTGCTGCAATCAGTCGTTTCATGGTCCCACCCATCTCGAGAGAGATCAGCCGGGTTGCCCCGGCTGACCCTCAACTACGCTCACACCTGCTCGTCCTTCTTGCTCTTCTTGTTGTAGCCCCCCCTGTGCTCGGCCGCGGGCGGCACCCAGACCTGAACCGGCAGCGTGCCGGGGCCGTACCACAGGATCGCGGCCTGATAGTCCGGCGGCAGGCCGTAGGGCGGTGCCATTTTGTTCGGTGGCAGCATCACCACCACGCCATCCGCACCCTTCTCCGTGCCATCCGGCGGCGGGGGTAGCGTGCCGTCGGGAGGGATGACGATGGGGTGAGTCGGAACGAGCGGCGGCAGTCCATCGGTCGGCGGCAGCGCAATCGGATGCGTCGGCGTGCCGGGAAGCCCCGGCGGGAACACGATGGGTGGCGCTGGGAACGGCGGCAGCGCGTTGTCGGGATAGGGTGGCAGGTAGATCGGCTGCTCCGGCGAACCGGGGCCGACGCCGTTGGGCGGGATCACGATCGGATGCTCCGGCGTGCCCACGCCGGGGCCTGCAATCGGGTGCGTCGGCACCCCAGGCTGGCCGGGACGCACCGGGACGAACTCCTTTTCGAGCGGGGTGATCAGCGCGTAGTAAGACTTTTCCATTGCATTCTCCTTCGGTTTGACTACCACTTGATGATGTAGGCCAACAACGATGTGATGAGACCGCCTACCAGCCACTTCATCACGATACTCAGCAGACGAACCTTCGCCTCGAGAACAGCAACGCGCGTCGGCAGCGGGAGCTCGGTGTCTTTGGGCGCATCGACCATTCATCCACCGCGCAACGCCTTCACCAGCGACTTCTTGCGCACCTCGTCCTGCACGACATTCTTGATGCCTTCCTGCATCATGCGGCGCGCGTCGGGCTGCTTGATGCCGTGCGCCTGGGCGATCGCGGGGTTGTGCGCGGCGGCGGCGAAGAGGCGATGCTGTGCTGGGGTCCAGGGCATGTCAGCCCTCCTTAGAAGACGAATGCGCGGGCGTAGTAATCGGTGCCGATGCGCCGAAGATAGACAAGCGCAATCTTCTCGGTGCCGCTGGCAAGATTTGGCGGCACACCGGACTGCCAGTGCGTGGTCGGCCAGGTAATCGTCCCCGCCCCCGTGTTCTTGACGATGACAACACCTTCGTTGCCCTCGGTCGCCAGACCCGAGATCGCGGTGATCGTTTGATTCCCGGTGAGCGTCACCGTGAGGGTGTCGTTAACGCTGAAGTTGAGCGTTGCGCTGGGAGCCTGTACGACCGCGGTGCTGAGGCTGCGCTTGAACGACGCGTCGTTGCCGGTGATGGGGCCAACAACATTGATGAGTCCCGTCGCGCTTATATTGCGCGCGAGAAGATCGCCGGGGGTTCCCGGTAAGCCATTGATTTCGACGACACCCGGAGCATTGCGCCTGATGGAGGTGTCAATCGTAACCAAGCCCGACGCACACCAACCGTAGTAGGCTGTTGAAACGAGCGCGAACGCGCCCGGGAACATTGCCCAAACAGGCGTTCCGTTTACCGCACCGGCAACAACATTCGCCCGGTCGCGATAGATTCCTATGTTCGACTCGCCGGAAAACGAGTACGCCGGGGCCGCTGCCGTGCCGTCATTCAGACGCAGCGGTCCCGTTATCGGTGGGATCGAGGCAATCTGCGCGAGCATCTGCTGCAACGTAACCGCTCCCAAAGCAGTCGCAGCATCGCCGGCGAGAATGACCGGCCCGGTGAACGTGTCTCCGGCCTTGTTGGCAGCGGTATAACCGAGGGCTGTCCCGATATCAGCCGAGATGAGCGTGACGGCCCCGGTGCGCGTGTTGAACGAGCTCACGCCTGCAACAGTGGCGCTCGCCGGCCGCACGCCGAGCAGCAGCCACGCGGTATCGTTCCAGGTGAGATATGACGGCACCCCAGAGACACAATCACCTGGCTGCACCACCGAGCCATCCTGCCGCAGGATCGGCCATGCCGCGGAACTGTTGATGTTCAACGTCGGCGCGGTCGTGGTATTCGCCGCCGGGAACTTGAAGACGATGGTCTGGCCGTTCACGAACGCCGTTGCGCTAAACGGCAGCACGCCGATGTAGGCGTCGCCCGTGTTCGCCTCGCCCGAGCAGCGCAGGAGACTCCCGTCCTGCACTTGGTCGGCGCGCGCGTACTCGTTGGCCGCGGTCGCCTTGCCGACGTTGGTGTGCTTGAAGCCGGCCATCGGCAGGCTCGCCGTGGGCGCGGTCTGACCGTCCTTGGCGAGCGACTGCGTGAGCGCGGCCGCGATGTCGGCCATCGTGGGGTTCGCCCACGCGCTGGTGATCGTGGTACCCGAAATTACAGGGTTGCCAGCTGGCAGGGAGTACGTTCCTCCGGATCTCGGCACTGTTATCTCCCCTTCAACATTTCAGCGAGCCGGCGCTTGCGCTCGCGTTCGCGCGCGGCGTCAGCCAGCGGCGCATCGACCGCGGCGCCACCGACATACGGATTCTGCGTCGCTTCCACGAGCCGCGAGGCCATAGACGGGCCGTAATCATTCGGCCTCGCGAAGCGGCTTTGGTACGCGTCGCTCTTGATCAGGCTGCGTATGCCGGGGCGCACGAACGGCGCGGCGGCACCGAGCGCGACGAGAGGTTGCCCAGAAACGATAGCGCCGATCAGCGGCCCGACGGCCATCGCGTAATCGAGCGGGCTCGTCGGGACGCCACCTATCTTCGATGGCCGTTGCGCCTGTTTCGGGAAGTTCGCTCCGAAGTTGCGAATCTCCAACGCTCTGCCGGTGAGCGGGGTTCGCTTCTCGCCTTCGGCGAAACGTGGCGCGTCGAACTCCCCGGCGGCGTTAGTGTACTTTTCGTAGGTGTAGCTCTTCGCCATCTGCTGCCGCGCATCGCGGAAGTTCTGGATCAGATCCGGCGCGGCTTTAACGCGCGTCAGGTGCGCGTCGAGCTCGTTTTCCAGCGTCTTCGCCAGATCGAACAACTGGCTACCATAGAACCCTTCGCCATTTCTGATCGCCTGCTTCGCATCGATGCGCAGATCCCTTATCTTGGACACCGCCGCATTTGCGTTGAGATTAGATATGCGCAGTTCATTGACCTTCGCCAGAATCGGCGGCGGCGGGGCGTTGGGGAAAGATGCCGCCTGTATCTTGGCTGGCGCTTCTATGTTGTTGAGCGCCGTATCGTAGGCGTTGCTGACCGGGCTATCGCCGGTATTGCGCACCGCGTCGTAATGGACGCCTTCGCGAGCGCGCACGCTGTCGTAAGTCGCGGAGTCGAGTGGCGCGTCGGGAGGAAGGTTCAAGTCATCACGGATCTTTGCCTGCGTGAGGGCTTGATTCTCTTTCGAGAGTTCCTGTCCAACTTTGGCCTTTCCGCCAAACCCTTCGACCGACTTGTTGAACATCGTCGGGTTGACTTGCGTCGGCGATAACTTATATTCGGCTAGACGCGCATCCGTCGCCGCGGTATCGGCGGCAAGGTTGGCAGACTTCGCCGCAGCGCGATCTGCAGCAGTCCACGGGAATTCGCCCTTCGGCAGGAGCTTGCCGCCCACTTTCTCGTGCCCCAGGATGAGCGGCAGCGCCTGGATGGCGGTATTGACGGCGGTGCCGGCGAGCGGCGAGCCGGTTTTGTCGCGTGCCCACTCACCGGCCACATCCGCACCCTCTGCCAGCTTCTCGAACGGGACGCCGATGGCGTGAGTAACCGCCTGCGCCGTTTTTCCCTTCGGCGAATAGGTGAGCGCATCGGTCACCTTCTGCGACCACGCCGCACCCTGGCCTTCGGGACCAGGCAGGATAGAACCGGCAATGCCCGCCCAACCGCCGATCGCCGGCGCGACGGCGCCGCTGGCGAGAGAAGCCGCTACCTCGGTTGGCGCGAGCGACTCCTCGATCAGCCGCTCCGTTGCCGACTGCTTCGGCGGCGCTGCAGCAGCAGCGGCTTTCTTCTTCTTGTCCTCTTCCTCGCCGACAATCGGCGCACTCTGCCAACCGCCAGCATCGTCAACGACAGGTGCGTCTTGCCAGCCCATCACGGTTTCCTTCGCTGCTTCCCGTCGGGACCAACGAATACCGTCCCGCTTGGAAGAGCGTTGTATTCAGCATCGCTGGAAACCTTCGGTGGCGCCGCAGCAGGAGCTACAGCCGGTGCACCGGTCGCAGCAGCCGGCGCTGCAGGCGCGAATGGAGAAGCAGTCGACCCGCCGGAACCGGGGGTCAGACCCTTGATGCTATCGACGTGGGCCTGTCTCTGGGCTTCCATCAAGACAAGACGACGATCACCATCGTTCGTAAGACGATCGATGATCCGTACCGTATCCGCCAACGGCAGATTGCCATTAAGAATCTGCTCCATCGCCTTCTGATCCTCGACATGCATCTGACCGACGAGACGCGGATTCTTGATAACGCGCGCCGCTTCGGCCTGAACGATATGCACCTGAGCCAGATATTCCCGAAGATCAGGATTGCTCTCGGCGTTCTGCTCGAGCCAATTAAGCGGCTTGTTCAAAAGCGTGCTATCCGTATTACCGACCTTCGCGGCAAGGTCTTTCAGGATCGCCCCGTTCTGGTGAAGCATTTCCGAATACGGTTTCAGCGCCGTCAGGTCTTTCGTGATCGCCGTCAGCCCAGCTTGATTCGCCGCGCGCACCGCCCTGGCCGTACCCATATCACCAGGCTGAAGATCAAGCTCTGTCATCATTGACGGCACGCGCTCCGCGACCGCTTTCATCAGCGCCGCGCCACCCGCCGCGCGCCCCAGCCCTGTAAGCGCCTTGTCGTCGCCGCCTATCTTCAACTTGGCGTATGTATCTACAATGGCTTGTTGCGACGGCGATAGCTTGTCGTACTCCTTCCCGTACCCCTGCGCGCCCGCACCTAGGCGCATCTCGGTCAGCTCTCTCGCCGATGCATTCCTGTCCTTGGCGCGCTGATTCGCGGCTTCTCTGTTCGCCGTCGCTGTCGCCGCGGTCGATTCGATCTGTCTCCCGCGCAGCGCTGCCATCGTCTCGTCGTGCTGACGTTTCGCTTCGAGCTTTTCGGGCTCGGTAATCGCGGCCTTCATCGCCTCACGCTGGACGTAGTTCTTCAACTGACCCGGCGGGAGACTGTTGGCATAGTTCACCATGTCCTCGATGGTGAGCGGCTTGCGCGCGGTGGCCTCTTGCGCTGGTAGTTGCAATCCCTCTGGAGCCATGTTGCGTGCCCCGTTCGGCAGGAACTGCGGCAGACCCGGCTGCGGTGGTGGCGCAACCGCTTCTTCGGGTGGCCGCGGTACGAGTGTCGGTGCCGGTAGCGAAGCGGGATAGGCCCCGCCGGTACTGTCAGCCATCGCGTTCCATTGTTCGTCGGTCATGTCGCCCGCCGGGGGCTCGATCGCACCTGGAACGGCCGGACCTGCGAGCGTCGGCGCTGGCGTCGAGCCTTGCGGCGGCATCTTCAGTGCCACCTGCTGCCGATACCGATCTAGATAGCCGTCCGTTTCCTTGCTGTAAAACTTCCCCGCGGCAGTCGCATCGCCCGCCGCCGGCCCACCGTTGTAGTAGGCGACACGCGCTTCCATGTTGTTCGGATAGCGCCGCTTCGCATCGAGCGCGACCTGCGCCGCCATGTCCGCGCCCTCGGCTTCCTTCGTCGGGTCGAGCTGCCGCCCCGCCCGCTTGGAGTAAACAGCGACGTTCGTCGGCTCGATCTGATACTTCCCCCTCGCCCCTTTCGGACTGACTGAATCGTTCGGGCTGTTTTCCAACACGACGTGCATATTGAGCAGTCCCGGCTCGAGTCCATACTTTTTCTCTATCGCGGCCTCTACGTCAGACCCTACAGGCCCGATAGCAGGCGCAGGCGCTTCGCGTTTCCCGATGACCTCGAGCTTTCCGAGATCGACAGGTTTTGGAACAATCCCCGGTTCTGCGGGAGCTTGTCCTGCGCCAAGTTGCGGGACGAGCGGCGGACCTGGCGCGTTCGCTTGATCTGCGGCCATCGTATCGCCGAGAGTCGGCGTCTCCGGCGGCTTGCCGGCGAGGAGTTGCGCCATCGGGTTGCGCATCGGGTCCGCGACCTGCGGCGCTGGCGGTGCCCCCATCGGCGGCGCTTGCTGCTGATCCTGCACCATCCCCGCAGCGAGCGGCGACGGCGGCGGTGCTTGCGGTGGCTCGGGATAGTCCTGCCCCGCGAGGTCGCGCAGATCACCGGGAAGATTCATGTCGGGACGCGAGGGCAGCGCCGGCGTTGCCGCTCGCCCCGCTTGCATCGCGGCCCACGCATCGTTCTCCGCCTTCTGCCGTGCGGCTTCCTGCGCCTTGCCTTCTTCCGCAGCTTGATCCTCGGCACGCTGCCCCATGTACGCTTGGAACATCTGCGCGATAGGCGCGAGCGCGGATACCGGCGTGCGATCCGGCATCGGCATCCCCTTCATCGCCTGCTCTTGCAGCAGACGCGCCAGCTGACGCTTGCGCGCGAGCCGTTTCGCAGCCTCGTCGGTCCAATCGTAGTCGGTGCTGTCAGCCATTACGCCTCTCCCAACGCTGCGCGAACAGCACTGAGCTCCGCTGCGCAGTCAGCGTGAATCTTGCGCAGACGGCGCTCTACCTCATCCGCCACGTCGGCGCAAACCTTCCTGGCATACGCGAGCTTGTTCCGGTTCTCGCTCAGGTACGCCGTGCAGTGCTTACAATCAAGCGAGGTATTCAGGTACTGGTAATGCGGCGGGATTCGCTCGCCCAGGAACGCCACAACCTCTGCGTCAGTCCACTTCTCTATGGGGAACCAGTACTGCAAGCCCTGCTCAGTATCGCCATTGCGAACTGGAGCCTTCTTCGTCTCCGCGTTACGCTGCCCGCGAATGATGAGCGTGATACCGTGTTCTCGCACCGCTTTGAGCATCGGTGTCCAGATGTTGTCCCCGCAGCAGGAGAATGGCGGCTGGTAACGATTCACCCGCGAGTCATCGAGCGAACGCCCGAACTCCGTATCCCAGACCGGGAGCAGATCCACCGGGTATCCAGCGCGTGCGATCTGCGCCGGCTGATCTGATTTGATCTCCAGAAAATTCGGCACAAGCGCTCTGATAGCCTGCATCTGCGCGATCGTCTCGGGGAAAGCATCGCCGGTATTTACCCAAGCCACCAAGATGTCTGCCCATTGCTTCTCGAGCAGCCAAAGGCAGGCGAGCGAATCCTTCCCGCCGCTGAACTGAAGCATCACATTTTTGTGGCCGTTGATCATAGAAGGGCCGCGCCACCCATCGAACCGAGCGCGCCGATCATGGAGTTGTAGGTTCCCGATTCCGTGCCGAACTGTTGTTGCGCCTGCTGGCCTTGCAGCTGCGCGCCCTGCATAATCGGCGCAGGGTTCCATGTCGTCCCTTGCACCGGCTGGAAATTCGGCTGATTGACCTGCGAGCCACCGAGCATCGCCATCAACTCGTTGATCGGCATCTGACGCAAGGCGGTCGCTTCCTGCAGACCCTGCCCGCGCGCCGCGTTGGTGAGGCTCGCATTGGTGAACGCGTTCTGTATATCCTGTTGGTTCTGTTGGTTGTTGAAGCCCGTCTGCTGCGCGAGCAGATTTGCGTCCTGTCCCCGCGTCTGGTTCCACAAATTCGCCGAGTTGAGACGCATGCCCTGCTCCTGCTGCGCGGCGTTGCCACCCTGCAGGATGGAATCGAAGATCGCTTGCCGCGCCTGGTCGCCCTGCGACGCCTGCAACCCCGCCTGCTGCCGCTGCGCCGCCGTGCCGGTGGTCACGCCTCCCATGTTGGCGAGCCGCGTGTTGAGCGCATCGGTCTGCTGCTGCATCATCGGCGCGGCGCGATCGATGTACTTGCCCCAGGCCGCGTTCTCCATGCGGTTCCTGATGTCGCCGGTGTCACCGACGTCGTACACCCCACCGGGGAGCTGGCTGTAGTCGAGCTGCTTGCCGCCCTGCGCATCGACCTGATACGCCATCGGCGGCAGGTTGCCTGTGTTCAACTCCGAGCCGAGTGCTTTCTGCGCCACACCGAGCGCGGGCTTGCCTAGTCCAATCAACCCAGACTGCAACTCCCGTGTTTGGTCAAGCCGCTTCTGATCGGCCTCGTTGAGCGTCGTCGTCTTCAGGAACGAAGCCGGATCGTTCGGATCACCCGTCAGTCGCGTCGAACCCCACGGCGTGTCCTGATTCGCGTTGTTGAGTTGGAACTCGGAGATCGCCGTCTCCTTGTTCGCTGCACCCTGCTCCTTCGCGTAGCCTTGGTAGTCGATCGGGGGAGGTGCGCTGGGTTTTCCCACGGTAGTCTCCTATCCCAATGTGTAGCCGCCTGGGCCGTACCCGGTGCGCTTCTGCGCTTCAAGGTAGGCCTGCTCCGCTGCCGTCTTCCGTGCGTACCAGTCGGGTGCGCGCCGTTCCGCAGCGGGTGCGTTCGCAATCGCCTTCCACGCATCGCGCAGCGCGTTCACTTCAGCGGTTGTCGGCACGGCACCCGCGTACTTGCCTTCGGCGTTGAGGCCCGTGCCTTTCAGCTTGTCCATCGCCGTGTTGATCGCGGGCGCTCCGGTCGGACTCGGCGCAGGCAGCGGAACCGGCACACCCTTGTCGTTCAACTGAGCACCCACCTGTCCCCAGTTGATGCTGCTCGCGAGATCATTCGGCGAAGAACCCGGCAGTACGCCGCCACCGGCACCACCACGCATCTGCGCCATGATGTCCTGGAAGCTCATGCCTGGATTTGCTTTACTGATCGCGAGTGCTTTGTCGGCATCAGCTTGGCTCATCCCAATGCGGAGCATGTAGGCCATGCTGTCTTCGCCGGCATTGATCGCTGGCAACCCACCCGTCCCGCCCGTCCCGCCGCCGCGCTGGTTGCCTTCCTGCGGCGTGAAGCGCAACAGACGGTCGCCCTTGATCCCCCACGTGGTGTCGGAGGGCTGATAGGTCTCCCGCTGCCCCGCGAGCATCTGCGCGAGCGGGTTCTGCATGGCTCCCGCAGGCACACCAGGACGCACACCCGATGGCGCGTTGTTGCCCACGCCCGACTGCGCGAGTGCCTGCGCCACCGCGTTGGCATCGAAGCCGGTCATCGGCGGAAGTGCTTGCCCCGTCGTCAAATTCATACCCATCGCGCCCATCAGTTCACCTGTCGTTTGAGATGTGGAATGCGATCGCGCAACTTGAGCCAGCGACACTCGTCCCTGAACATCGCGTACACGAGAAGATCGCCCCCGGGCGCCGCGTCCTTCAACTTCGCCTCGAGATGGAAGCCAATGCGTTCGTCGAATTCGCGCGCCGCGGTGTTGGTCTCCTCCACGAGCCCGGTGACGCGCTTGCAGCCGCACTCGATGAAGGGGTAGTAGAACGTGTACCAGAGGAGCTCCTTGGTCATCCAGCGCGACTGCGGGAGCGCGGCGACGTGGATCATCATGTTGGCGCCGTTGAAACTCTCGAACCAGATGCCGGCGAGGAGCCGCATAGGCGTCACACCGTGCGCTTCAGGTAAACACTCGGCCATGCCGATGCCGCGGCCGGACTCGAACCCGTAAGGCGTGGCGAGCGCAGCCTGCATGAACTGGCTCACCATCTCGTCGGCACCGATGATGATCTGCCTCATAGCGTGCCGCCCTTGATGAACTGGAAGTCGGTGGCAAGCCAGATGGTGTCGCTGATCGAGGCGGTGCGCAGGAAGATCGCCCCGGCAAAGCCGATGTTGTTCAGCCCGAACCAGCGCTTCCACGAGCGCGGCTGGCCGGACCACAGCGCCGCATCCCACACCGCGCTGTCCCAGAGGTAGACATTCGCCGCGTTCTGGAACGGCGGCAGCGGCGCGAGCGATTCCACGATCTCGAAATCGGTGTTGAAGAAGACCACCAACGCCGGCTCGGTGTCGGCGATGAACACCGGCCGCGCGAGCAACCAGTTCTTCTGCTCCGGCCCGCCGAAGTAGGAAAACGCCTGCAGGCAGCGCGTCTGGATCGACTGCCCCACGTTGGTCGTGGGATCGGGGTCGTCGACGAAGCCTGCCCACGAGCGGCCGACATAGCCGTTCGCGCCGAATACCGGCTCTTCGTAGAAGTTCTCCCAGCACAGAGCGTTGTAGCCCAGGAACACCGTCCACGCGTCGAGGATGGTATTCATCGCGTACTGGTAGTTGCGCTCCGGGTCCGGCACGTTCAGATAGAGCTGGTTGTAGCGCGCGTTGGTGAACAAATCCCACCCGAACTGGGTGGAAAAGCGCGTGACGAGATCCGAGATCCGGTGCTGGATGATGTCGGTCAGCGGCGGCTGCATCAGCATCTTCGACTGCGACAGGATCGAGGTGAGGGTCACCACGCCGTTCTCGCCGAGGAGCAGCACGTCGCTGCCGTAGGGCGCGGCGCAGCGCCGGCTGAAAGTCGCACCCGTGGTGTAGACCCCGGCGAGCGTGAAGGTCGTCACGTCATCAGGGTCGAACCCGCTGAAGACCGCGATGTTGCCCTTGGACGAGACGAAGATGGATTGGTCGTCCATGCCGGCGCCGGTGTCCACCGACCAGGACATGCACAGCTGGCAATAGCCGCCGAGCGGGAACACTTCCCCGCAGTCGAAGAGCTTGACCGCCCCCTGCACGACGTCGGTCGGCAGGTACCACACGCGCGGCGAGTTCTTCTCCGTGAACCACAGCCGCCGATGCATCTGCGTGACGTGGATGAAGTTCTTCGGATCGAACCCGGGGAACGGCGGCACGATCGACGGATCCTGGGTGATGACCGCATCGACCCAAGTGCTGCCGTTGTAGATTTGCGGGACGTCCTCGCCGTTGACCGCGACGGTAAAGTCCCCCGCCAGGTTCGCCATCTGCACGTACTGCCAGCGGTTGGAGTGAAAGCCCGACTTCTTCACGTCGCCGGCCGCGTACACCCCGCCGAGAGAAGCGTCGATGAATGAATTGTTGGCGCAGGCGAAAATCTTCTCCGTGCCGTCGCTGTCGTTGTACTTGATGATGGTCTCGACCACCCCGGGCGCAGGAATGTTGCGGTAGTAGCGGAACCAGCCGCGGCGCACCTGCATGCCGGCGGAGGTCGGAAAGAGGTTCTCGAGGAGCACCGCCTGGGTCGGCGGCATCTGCGCCAGCGCATCGCGCGCGTTCAAGCCCCCCACCGGCGCCGGCAAGCTCGTCAGTGCAGAAGCCTGCTTGACGGGGCGTGCGTACTGGGAGGCCACCCGTGGCATCTAGGATCCGTAGCCCGTGTCGGGAATGTTGTTCACAGAAATGAGCGTCACCCCCGGCACGCGCGAGAGCGAGAGCACCTGCGCGCCAGAGTCCTGCGCCAGCGCGTCATCGAGGTTGGTCTGGAACTCCGCGGCGAACGAGCTCGTGTCGAACTGCTTCGCTTGGTAGAACCGGAGCTTCAGCCCCGCGACCATCAGCCGATCATCGAAGATCGTCATGTCGCTATCGAGCGTGCATTTGGGCTTCGCCGTCACCCCATCGGCGGCGAGCGCCCACCACTTGCTGACGTAGTAATAGGAGAAGGTCTCCGGGGTCGGCGCGCCTACTCCCGGCACCGGCCACACCTCGAGCGTGTTCCCCACCAGGCGAAAGCGCTCGCGCGGCCCGGTGGAGAGAACCCCGGACTTCAGGTACTGCCACTGCTGCGGGGTCTGCGGTCCGAGCATCGGCCAGCGATTCACCCGATCCCACTCCGTCTGCGAGATCGGCCGCGCGTAGTCCGGCGGCAGCGGGTACGCCGCCTGCCCCGCGACGGCGGTGATCGTCGTCTCGCGGAAAAGCTGGCGCCACACGCGGCGCTTCACCAGCATCTCGCCGGTCAGGTTGAGCAGCGCCCCGAGTTGCTGGGGAATCAGCTCCGAAGTCGCGTAGATCGACTGGGGCTGAATCAGCCCCATCTCAACCGCGGCGACTTGCGCGAGCTCGAGTGCCGTTGTCATCGGTTTCCTTCGGGAGCGTCCCTGCCTGCATCCGGTCGAAGAGCTCCGACAGGCGAGCGATCTCGGCCTTGTTCGCGGATACTTCGTCGCGCAGTTCCTGGTTCTCCTTGGTCATGCGCTGCGCAAAGGCGGTGTCCTTCGCCTGCTCAAGGTAGGCGATCGCTTTCCGGCGCAGATCGTGGAAGCCCATGATCTTCGCGCCGTAGACGTCGGCACAGGTCGCCAGCTGCTCGACCGTGAAGACGTTCATGTGCACGAACTCTTCGGCCTGCGCGCGCGTGATCGCCGGCCAATCCCGGAGCGGCATCCCGCTCATCTCCTGCGAGAGCGAGCCCTGGAAGTTAGACCACATCTTGGCGAAGCGCCGCTTGTGCGTCGGGTCGGCGATCGTGTCGATGATCGTGCTCTTGTCGCCGGGGACGACGATCTTCACGAACGGCACGGCGTCGAACACGGGATGACCGGCCGTGACGCTCTTCTCCTCGTTCTTGATCGAACCCAGGTAGAACTGGACGAAGAGCCGCTCGTCACCCGGGTCCATCGGCGCGAATTCCGGTTGTGTTTGCTGCAATCCGAATGCCTGCATCATTTTCCTTTCGTTGGTTTGGTGGTACGTGCGCGCTCTTCATGGCGGCGCTGTTTCGCTTGCGCGAGAATCTCGATGTCAGCCAGCGTCGGCAGGATTTCGGGTGGCTTATCGGGGTCACCTGGAAGCGGCCAGCCCGCCCAGTTATGCGGATAGTCAGCGGGTCCGAAAAGATCGCGCTTGACGATGATTTCGGTCGGGTACATCTCCGCTTCGTAGAGCACCACGAAGCCGGACTTGTCGAAGTCCTCGTTGAAAAGCCCGTCCCAGAAATCGGGGATGTTGGCGAACGGTCCCGGTCCCTGCACGATGATCGTGGGGTCGAGATTCACGCCGGTCATCCCCTGCACGCGCTCGCGCTGCGGTTCATCGGGGCCGTAGGGATTCTTTACGGTCGAACCGGCGAGAACCACCAGACGCTTCGCGATGAGGCTCATGCGGTCATGCTCTGCAAAACGGCATCCGCGAGCCGCGTCGCGTAGAAGCGCACGTTGCGAGTACAGCCTTGGATACACTGATTAGGCGAGCCAGCACCACCTCCACCGGGGATAGCGTTTCCTGAGTTTGGAATTGCGGTGTACGCGCCGGTCGCTACGGTCCCCCCATTCAAACAAACTGATCCCGTTGCTCCGCTGTACGCACACGCAGTTTTGTTCACCGCTCCGAGATTGCGCGCATTGGCCGTACCAATGGCCCCAAGGAAGAATGTCTTGAGAGTGACGTGGTAGGTAGGCTGATTGCCCCCGTAACCCGTCCAATAGAAAGTACCTTGCCATTGGTTCGGTGCCGCGATGGGCATATAACACTCGCTGTAAAGCGTGCCGAGCGACCCGTCAAAGTTAGTCGCAATCGGATATGAAAGCGCATCGTTGTTGCGCGTCACCGCCGCGCTGCCCGTGGGGATGTAGCTCGACACATCGCTCGCCTGCTCAACCTGCGCACCCCACAAGTACATCGTCTGGCCGCTGCCGACGTAAGACGGCTGCGCGGACGCAACATCGGTGAGACTGCCGAGCAATTGCAGTTGGTTGCCGGTGTTGGTGGTCGTGAAGGTGATCGAAAAGCGATACCACCCGTTCAGCAGTGTGACAACCGCTGCGGTCACGCTTGCGTGCTTATTGCCGACTGCTCCGGTTGCAAGATTGAAGTTCGCGAAAAACAGCGCCGTACTGTCGTAATACATGATCTGCAACCACGGCAGCGTGCCCTTCTTTGCGTAGACGCTGACTGTGTACGGCGTTGCGTTGGCGAGCGGGCTTACCGGAGTCGAAACCATATGGTTGCCGCTCGTTGCGTTGTCGGTAAAGACATCCGCCGTCAACGACCCATCAGGCGCGGTCTGGGTATCGGCGGCGATCGTGCCGTTAAGCTTGCCCCAACTCGCGTTGTCGAACGTCTGCGATTGCACACACAGGTTCGTCGCCTGATTCTCCGCGACGTAGCCGAGCAGGCTCGCAGCGGAGAGCGCAGCGCCCGCCGCCTCGGTGACGATGTTGCTCGCGACCGATTGCGTCGTTGTGGTCGGCGTGTAACTCCCCGCGACACTTCCCCCGACGTACTGCGCGCCCCAGATGAACACCGTCTTGCCGGTGCCAAGGTAGGACGGCTCGCTGCCGCTGAAGTCCGAGTTGCTGCCGCACACTTCAATGACGCCATTCCCAGCGACTGTTGGGAACGTCACCGTGCAGCGATACCACCCATTGCCCACCGGCGTGATCGTGGAGCTTGCAGAGGCGTGCTTCTGCCCGAGCGTGGCGGTGGCGATATTGAAGTTCGCCCAGAAGACCGTCACCCCGTCGTCGGCATAGAGTTGCACCCACGTCAGCGTCCCAGCTTTCAGGTACACGCTCGCTGTGCAGGGGCCACCGGGTACGCTGTTCACCACCGCAAAGACGCGATGCACGCTGTTCACCGCCGTATCGGTGAAGGTGTCGGCGGTAGTCGTGCCGTCCGGCGCGACTTGCGTGTTCGCTGTGATGGTGCTTGCTTGCTTGCCCCACGGCGAGACATCGAAGGTCTGCGATTGCAGAACCAGATTCGCGACCGGAACGCTGTTGCCGTTCGCGGTGGCGAAGTACTTGACCCCATCGACCCCGGCACCGTGCCACGGAGCGGCGAGCACGCCCACGCTGACGTACTCGGACGGCGAGGTGTTGGACGCGCCATCGAGAATTTCGGCCTGCGCGTGGTAGGCGTAGAAGGTGACGTTCGCCGGAACCGGACGCAGCCGCATAAAACTATCGCCAACAACGTCGACCGTCCTGAACCGCTGCCACGAAGTCGTGAGGACTACAGCGGTGGTGTATCCGAGAATGATGGCTTCGCCGCCCACCTCCCCACGCAGCCACACAGAGGACGTGATGACCCTGCCACCCGGATACACGGCATTGTTGTAGATTCCGGCATTCGCCGTCGTGCTCGCGATCTTGAACGCGCTCGTCCCACCAAACGGATCGGACTGACCTCCGGTGAGCGTTGCGCCCGCATCCACGTTCCATGCAGCGTTAGCGAAGTTTTCCGACGAACCGGTGAGGTAGTTCCGCACCCGCCGCGCGCCTTGGAACCGCGCCTCGCCCGCCATCGCGTTGCGGAGAATGCCGTCGCTGTCCTGCACATACGCGGTGGTCGCCCGCGTGAAGGTGAACGTCGGATCGCCCGCCTTCGCGGGAACGAGCGTCGTGGTGAGCGGCGCGTCGAAGATCGCGGTCGGGCCGAAGCCGCCCGCGCCAACGGCGATGCTGCCGTTCGTATCCACGGGATTGCCACCGTTGCTGCCGGTGATCGCACCCGCCGTCGAGACGCTCACCGCTCCGGTCGAGTCGGTGAGCACACCCCCGCTGTTATAGAGCTTCGGGTTGGGAACGATGTCGATGAGGACGTACATCACGCCCTGGTCGTCGCGAGCGATGCCGCCGATATCAGGTGCGTTGATCGGAGCTGGACCGGCCTGAACGTAGAGCGCGGAGTCGGTATTCCGGTAGCGCAGCCCATTGACGAACGGATCGGCGGCGACCGGCGTTGCGCCGGAAACCATGTTGCCGCGACCCTGCGCGTCATAGGTCAGCCACAGCGACATGCAAACGCCTCCAAAAAAGCGCGACGAGGAACGATGATTCCCCGCCGCGCAGACAGGAACACGGGAGAAAGGAAGAAAACGCCCGTGCGAGGAGTGCCCTTACGGCGAAGAGGCGATCGGCGCGGTGAGCCAGCAGTAGTCCCCCGTCACCAGCGCCACGCCCGTGTCGTTGGTATAGGTATTGCCCGCGGCCGCGGCAACGGTAGAGCCATTGGTGATCCCGGCCGTAGCTCCAGCCGCGATACCCGTCGCGCCGACCTTGCAGAACTGCGCCATGTCGCGCCCGCCCGTAGCGCTACCCGCAGCGGTGACGGTAGAGCCGAGCGCGAACGGTGCCTGCTTGTCGTAGATCACATTGCCCGCCGGATTCACGCCGTCGAGCACGGGCTTGAACACGGTGTTGAGCGACGCCCCAATCAGAGGTGTGATGATGCTTGGATTCGGCATTTCGATTGCTCCTTGATGAACAAGACGTGATGGCTGACGCTATGCGTCCGCGACTACGCCCTGGAATTGGGCTCCCGACACGCACAAGTTGCCGGCCCACGCCAGCAGGGAAACCACAGCGTCCTGGTTCGTGCTGTAGCGCTTGCTCGGATCGAGCGGCACGAAATTCCGGTCGCGGTGCGGCCGCAGGAAAATGTATTTCGTGTTTAAAAAATACGCGGCATTCACCGGCGCGAAGCCACCGATCCCACCATCGAGCACGACATCGGCCTGCATGTACTTCACCGCCGGGAAGCCCAGGTCGCCGAGCTTGGAATCGGTAAAGCGCTGGATGTTCTGCAGCGACGCCATGTACAGCGCCCAGTAGCCGTTATCGACCATGATCAGATCCGTATGGTCGTTGCCACGCGCGCACTTCGCGTACATCGCGTTGAACTTCTGCTGGATGTTCGCCGACGTCGCCGCACCACCCACGGCAATCGCCGCCTGGTTCTGCCAGAACGTCCACGTCGCGCGATCGATGCCACCGTACACACCCGACGTCGGCACCTTCGCCACCGCCACCGCAAGACCCACGATCTGCTTGCCACCGTTCGCCGTACCATCCGAATACAGCCCCGCAGAAATCAGGTTCTGCATCGTCGATTCGGCAACCTTGATCCGCGCCTCCATCAGATCCAGAATCTGTTCTTTTCCGCTATTTTGCAACATTTCAAGGCCGCTCATGGTAACTGCAGTAGCTGCCTGCTTGATATCGTATTGCTATCAGTTACTTACAAGTGGCTTTTTATCCACTTTTCTCCGGCTTTGGTGCCGGAGTGTCGGACTATATCATCACGAAATGACTGCTTTATTTCGTGTCGGGCGCTCGTGGGACGATTATCGCGTTGCCTGCTCACGTCCTAGTCTCTGAACCTTACAGCGGCGTTACCTCGGCATCCGCTGTCTTGGCTGCTGATTGGCGCAGGAGCAAATTCTTCTTGCGAGTTTCGATCATCTTTGCGTATGAGCCTGATGCCTTGCGTGCAGCCAAATTCTTTTCGCGATACTCCGGATCTTTCCAAAGATCGGAAACCACGACGGCGTGCTTTGCGCGGCTACCATTGCGCTCAAACGTTGCAGCTACCTTTTCACGATGCTCTTGGGTTTCCCACATCGCCAGCCGATGATCGCTCATCTTCTTGGCGTATTCCGGGTTTGCCCAATTGCGCTTCGAGATCACTGAGGCTTGCGCCCTCAGCATCTCTCGATGGAGTTCCCACACACGATGCGCTGCATTGACGAAATGTTCACGCGGAAGGGTAGATACGCGGCCCGCTAGCGCGGCCTTGCGTTTTTCTGAGGCTTCTGGCCCGTGCAGTGCCGCCAGCATCTTGTCGCGATTGAGCGCCCAATTCTGACGCCCGCTCCGTGACATTCTCTTCCGTGAAAGTTCGCCGAACTGCAACACCTCGCCGTTGGGAGAGCGGATTTCGTTGAACAGAAGAAATCCAGCTCGCAGCAACTCCTCGATCAAGGCGTACTCGATCTCTACCCGTTGCTCCTTATGACACGCAGACACTGACCACGAAAACGCAGACTCGCCATACGAAGCGAACGCATTTTGCAGATGCGTATTGTGATGACGCCCCATGCGAAGCGAGCGCAAATGAATCTTGAGGCGCCGCTCGCAATCAATGGAGCTCCCCACATACTTCGCGTGGTTGGCGCTGCATTCAATGATGTAAGTTCCTGCGGTCATCCGTGCTTTCCAGCAATTCACCCGATTTAATGCGGCCCAATTCTTAAGCCGCAGAAATCACATCTTGTGCACCGATCGGCAGGGCCTCGTAACCCGAGTACCACCCTGCATTCCCGTTCTCGCGGAAGCTGAGCTCCTGGAGGATGACGTTCCCACCGCCGAACGGTTTGATATTTCCCTGCTCTGACATCTTGAGCAGGATTGCGTTGTTTTTTGTCACATTGTCCGCGATCGTGCGGCTACGATTTTGAATCGTAGTCGCGATCACGTCCGAGATTGCCGCATTGGCAAAGGCCATGACGCGCTCCTAAGAGTTGAGTGAAAAAGCACACAACCTCAGAAGGCTGGCCGCGCGAGAGCTCGCGCAGTGCTGGAACCCGGTGGCCGCTGCGGCAACTGCGCGTTGGTCCGATTTCCGTGAGGGACGGGCGAAAGTGTGAGCCTGTGGGACAAATGCTGTCAACCGTTGAGCACGCGCTCGAGGCTGGCGCGCACGGATTCGCCGCGGGGGGCGCCGGCCGGTTGCACGCCGGTGCCGTTGGGTGCGCCCTTGATCGAGACGTTGGCGGCAGCGGCCTGCTTCTGCGCTTGGGTGCGGGCCTGGTAGTCGCGCTCGATGAGGGTCTTCCTGATGTCGGCGTCCATGCCGATCGCCATGTCGTAGGCGGTGCGGAGGTCACGCGCGACGTTGTTCTCGATGAGCGCCGCCATGATGTGGCGGACCTTGGGGAAGAACTCGTTCTGCGGGTCGTTGGCGAAGGCGTTGAACTCCTGGGAGGTCTGCTGCTGCACCTGCTGGTGGCTCGCGGCGGATCCGTACATCTTCTCGGTCATGAGCTGCGCTGACTGCGCCTCGGCGCGCGCGATCTCGACGTTGACCGGCTCGTTCAGGTTCACCCCGTACTGCTGGGCGAGGGAGAGGATGATCGCCTTCCTGAACTCCGGCCCGCCGGTCCTGAGCTGGTGCGCCGTGGTGAGGAGGGTACGCATGGCGGTGATCGGGGTGGCGCCTTCCGACTGCAGCTGGTCGGCGTAGGGGACGAACTCGTTGAGGATTGCCTCGGCGACGTTGCCGCGGCGGGCGACGGCATCGAAGCCGTACTGGAGCTCCTGCTCGCGCTGGTGCAGGTAGGGGCGGATCTCGGCGGGCACCTTCGCGTACTGCTCGCGCATCTCCGGTCGCCACGAAGCGGGTGCCTCGTTGAACTCCCGTGGTGGGGCAGCAACGCCGGGAGCGGGAGGGACGGCACCTTGGGGGCTAGTGGTCCCCTGCGGTGCCGGCGCCACTCCCGGCGCGCTACCTTCCTTGGGCGCGAAGCGGCCTTGCGCGTCGCGCGCGCGTTCGCCGGTCGCGTCGGTCTTTTCGACGTCCGCCTGGATCGCCGGCGACTCGTCGAAGGCGAGCTCGAGGGATTCGGAGAGATTGGGCGCCGGTGCGCTGGGTGCCGCCGGTTCACCGCCGCTATCCGGGGGAAGTACGTTCTCGCCTGAGACGTCCAGTGGGTCTGCCATGTCCTAGCCTCTCGCCTTTCCGGTGCGCAGCGCGCGATCCGTGTGTTCCCAGAGTTGTTCCCTGAACGCCCGTCGCTCGCGCTCGGCGGCGTAGCGATCGGCGACCGGCGCGTTGCCCTTCACTTCGTCAAACGGCACCACGTCGTGCTTGCCCATGTGCTCACGCAGTGCCGAGCGCGACGCCACCACCGTGCCATCGATCGGAGAGACGAAGGGCGTGATGTCATCGCGCACGGCTGGCGCGTCCGATACTCGTTCGCGATCAATTTCCACGAACGTCGCTGATAGGGGGTCATAGCGAAAACTCCTTCTCATGCCCAGCCCATCTCCTTGCGCGCGTCGGCGACGGAGTCGAGCACGGCCTTGAGCGCATCGGCGGCGGTGGTGTCCTTGCGATACTTGTCGAAGAGCTCGAAGCGCGTCTCGAGCGCGAGCTCGAGGTGCGCGGCGAACTGCTGCGCATCACTCGGCTTCTTCGGCGGCAGGTGCAGCGCGCCCATCAGGCGTCGTCCGGCTTCGGTTGCGCCTTGGCGGCGGCTTTCTGCTGCTCGAGCGCGAGCGCGCCGGCTTCCTGCTGGTGCGCCATGTCCTGCTCGTGCTGCGCGTCGGCGTGGGCCATTTCCTGCGCCCCCTGCACGATGTCGCCCTGCATCTGCGCGCTGGCGATGGTGGCGTCCTGCGCCGCCTTGTCGCGCTGCGTCTGCGCGGTGACCTGCGCCTTGATGAGAATGCTCTGCACTTCCGCCATGGTCTTCTCGCGGAAGGCTTCCATCTCCATCTGCACCTTGGCGCGGTCGTTCGCCATCTCGGCCTGCATCTTCTGCATCTCCATGCCGAGCTCCTGGCTTCGTGCCTGCGCCTCGGCGGCGATCTCCGCCTGCCGCGCCTGTCCTTCCATCTGCACCTTCTGCTGGTCGGACGCGGCCTTGGCCTTCAATGCCTCAGTCTTCGGATCCGGTTGCTTCGGCGGCGGGTTGGCCTTCATGTCCTCGAAGGCGGCTTCGATGATGCCTTCGATGTCGCGACCGACGCGGAAGCCGCGGATGCCGAACATGAGAAGCGCCTGCGCGATCGGCATGAACTGGGGGTTCCCTTGCACGGCGGGGATCGCCTGCTGCAGGAACTGGGTGACGCCGGTCAGGAATTCGTTGCGCGCCGCGCGCTCCTGCTCGAGGTCGGGCTCGACCAGCGTGTCGGCGGTGACCTCGATGCGGTAGTCGATCATCTTGCCGTTGCGCAGGAGCTGCAGCGCCTGCATGACCACACCCTGCGAGGAGGGCAGCGGCGGCGGGGGCATCGGTCCCGGTGGTGCTGCGGGCGGCGCGAACGGGACGACGTTGGCCGGCAGCATGCCGCCGCCGCCCATCGGGGGCATCGCCGGCGGTTGTGCAGAAATAGGGGGACTACCCATTTGTGCCGGGGGTGCGCCGGGAGGTGGCCCTTGAACATTAGGAGATGGCGGTGGCGGATTGTTACGCGCCGCCATCGCCGCCTGCGCGTCCTTGATCGCCTTCTGCCCGTCGGGGCTGTGCATGATCGCGCTCTGCTCGATCAAAGTCTGGTCGTCGAAGAAGGTGATCGCGACGTGGCCCATGAGCTGGACGATCTCGCCCACGAAGCGCGCCAGATCCTGCTGCACGGCATCGAGGCGCATGGAGGCGAACTGCTGCTTGATCTTCTGCGCGCCGAGGGTCTCGTTGGGGTTCGAGGCGCCGCGCACGATGTCGGAGATCCCGGTGATCTGGTAGATGTCCTGGATCAGTTGCTGGCGGATGTTGAAGAGCTTCTCCACCACCAGGATCACCTGCTCGATCGGCAGGAAGTCCATGACGCCTTTGAGTCCGCCCTTCTCGGCGAACGCGGCCCAGGTGTCCACGGGGATCAGCTCGTTCTCGGCGCCCTCGGTCAGGAGGCGCGCGAGACCGTCCTCGGAGGCATCGCGCACGCCGACGACCTTCAGCGCCTTGGTCAGCATGTCGAGGCGCTGCGTCAGGTTGTCGATCTCGCCCGCCTGATCCTGGTACATGCAGTAGTCGGGCACGGGAACGAGGTTCCCGGTGGTGTTGGTGGCGAACATCGGCCGCGGGCAGGGGAAGAACCCGGGGAAGCCCATCGGATCCGGCTTCTCGTCGAGAAGGGTCTCCATCGCCATGTGCACCCAGCAGACCTTGCTCGAGCGCTTGTCCCAGATCTCGTAGACCTTGGCCTGCTTGAACACGTTGTGCTTCGGCTCGTCGGTCTCGACGTTGCCGCGTGCGTCGGGGTGGCGGGCCGGCGTGTAGTCGAGCGGGATGTCCTTCACCTTGGGAAATCTCGCCTTCAGCTCGTCGCGCGTCATGTAGACGATGCGCCACACGGCGGGGACTTCCTCCCAGGTGCGCGAGGGGATGAAGCCGAAGTCTTCCCAGTAGACGAAATCGACCGCAGCGACGTTGCCGGATAGCCGCGCGTAGTAGTCGTTGTCCACCGTGCCGGTGGGGGAGTCCTGCGCCTTCTGGTAGCGCACCCAGGCGCAGCCCATGCCGGGAAGCAAGCGATCCTGCAGGGCGTGGCGCACGGTGGGGTGAAAGTCCGACTGCGCCGAGAGCTGGAACGCGAGCACGCGCTCGAGAATCAAGCTCGCCACCCGCGCCACCTGGTCCGGGTCGGTGTAGCGGCGCATCACGATCGGCGCCGGCGGTCGCCCGTACACGGCCGGCATCATGGTGTTGATGATCGACCACAGGAGGTTGTACTTCTTCTGCGCGGTACCGAGTCCCGAGTCGCCCTCG